GGAACTGCCGTTGCACGGTGGTGCAGGTGCGCAAGACGAAATATCCCGAAACACCGCACGAGGAAGCCTACAAGCGTGGTGCCGAGGCCTTGGCTAACGACACGCGCGGCATGTTCCGCTTCAATCCCGGCAAGCAGGGCAAGGCTATGCCCGACTATAATCCCTACAGCATACGCCGTTGCAACGACTGCGACTTGGCTAAGGGGAAAACAACCCTCGCCTTTGTGCCCGAGAATGAATTGTGTGCTGCGTGCAGGTTGGTAAGACAATGCTATGGGGATAAGACAAAATCGGAGCGAGCCATTGAGCGCATACATTACTTGCATGAAATGGAACCGTTGCTTAAGGTGAAGCATGAAAAGCCGATAGAAGATGGAACGATTAAGGTCGGTTTCTCTACCTACGGCAACAAGCACCTCTTCTCAGATACGTTCGGCAGGTCAAAGGTGCTGGAGAAAGAGGACTTAAAAGATTTAGGGAAGATTCTTGCAAACAGCACCTTTGTTGATACGTCTGCACTGACACACCCGCGCAGGGATAATATTCAGCAGTTCTATTATTACGAGGCAGAATTACATGGAAAAAAAGTCAGACTGAATGTGGCGAAAGAGGTAAGGTTTAGACCAAATGGGAAACCAAGAACTACATATTTCCTCTATTCTGTAAACGACATAAAAGAGTAAAGCACCGAGGGCGGCGGTTAGGACTCAAATGCCAGGTCACCTTTCCCTCAGTGCTTTATCTGCTGCAAATATAATCATTATTTCGATACAAACAACAAAACGGATAATATTTTTTTATATTTCATCAAAAAAAGCCTGCCGGCATGGAGACCGACAGACTTTTTCCTGAATGATACGCTGCTTATAATACACCTTTCACAGCATACACCTCAATACTCTCAAGAATATCCTCGTGGTTATGGTTGGTGATAGTTTCTGTGAGACGCAGGCCGTGGAAGCTGTCACCCTCCACGCTTTCCATGGCCGCACGAATTTTGGCAATCAAAGCCCATGCGGCTTCTTGTCCGCCCTCTAACCAGTCGGTTACGACGTGTAGCCTGACGCAGCCTTCACCACGATAGCCACCACCTACGTAGGGTTGCCACGCTATCGGGCCTAACTCTACGAACACGGCGGGACGTGCCCAACTGTCTTCCTGCTCAATGAACTCCACGTTGTGGTTCCACAAATCAACGTGCTTCACTGCTTCAATCTTTTCCATTGCAGTCTTTATGGCTGTATAGAGTTCCTTTCTCATTGTTTTATCCTTGTTTTTATTGTTGTTAGTATACGTTCAATCTCATCACAGGTACTTGACAGTAATAATTTTCCGTCTTCGACAGGGCAGCCGTCATCAGAGAACATGAGTATCTCTATCCTGCCATCGTAAAGTCGGCTGCGGAGTACATCAAGTTCTTCAGTTACAATACGACTCACTTTACTTCTTCTGATAAATGGGAATTTCATATTTTCACTTTTCCAGTTTGAATTCGTTATTAAAATATTCCTCTAAGTTTTGCTCAATGATTTCCGTCACAGCCTTTTCCACTTCTGTCGACGCACCGAGGAACTGCCGCCGAGGTATCTTGATGCTGCTGCCCACCTTCATCAAGGCCATGAACTTCCAAAAGGAGGCCTCGCTGCTGAGCTGCTGTGTGCGATGGTCGTTACGCTTTTCGCCATTCTTCTTGCGTCCGAAACCACCTACACACTCGTAATAGCGATGCCAAAAATAGCCTTTCATGCGCTGCGTCACCTTGATTTCGCCACCCTCATTGTGTATGTCAGCCGCAGGGTGAGCGGAATAGAATGTTACGCCGTCATTGGTGATTTTGCTCATAATGCTGCGGCGCAAACCTCCTGTGTCTACCAATGTGGCGCGTCCGGGGCGCAAGGGGCTGCTGCGGCGTGCCCACTTCTCGGTGAAGAAAGCCTGACGCGCAAAGTTTTGGTCGAACTCATCTTTCAGCTCCACCTGCACGTCTTTCAGTATGCGGGCAAGTACTTGTGTTAAATCATTTTCCATCGTCGTCGAAATCGAAGAGCAAAAGTGGACGGGGCGAGTTATTGTTGTCGCGCCTAACCTTTACATCTATTTTGAGCATATTGTACATGGCGCGCTCGCTGATGCCATAGATGGGATAGATGTAACGGCGCCAAATCTCTCGGTTGGAGAGACCCGATTTTGCCCATTTTTCGTAAATTGCATTAACGTCGGCCACGCGTTTCAGATAGCTCACCCCACGACGGCGCTCATTGTCCACTTTCATTGTTTATAAAGATTGTTTTTGTTATTAATTCATTTAACCGCAAAAGCATGGCAGCCCATTTGCTGCCATGCCGTCATATCTCACCATCATATTTCCAGGACTTACATCCTGCAGAAACTCGGCTCTATCCGACGCCATACATTCGTCTCCGGATTGCGTTTTGAGAAGTAGTAGTTGATGGCATTCTTCTGTACGACATTGGCTTCTTTGAAGAGACTCATAATCTCACTGTATTCGCTGTCGAACTTATCCTCTAATTCATAGAGTTTCGAAATACTCTTGTAATCAAGATCACCAGACTTATTGCGCTCAAGAAGTGTCATAGCCATCTGATACATTGGATCATCGGCGCCCTTTTCGCTCTTCTTCATATAACGCTTGAGGTAGTCTATAAGACGCTCGGCAGCAAGGTCGGCGCGTTCGTCAAAGCCTTTCACCTTGTTACTTGCTATCTCCAGACGGAAGTCGCCGTCGGTGATGGTGTAGCTACGCTGGTCGCTCTTGCGCAGTTGTCCATAATCGCGCATCACGTCCACAAAGCCTTCAACCTCACCCTGCAGCCAGTCGTGGAAATTTTGCACATCAGCAGCTACTATCTGCAAGCGTTCCTCCACGCCATGCAGCAATTCTGCACGCAGACTCTCGTAGGTTTCGCGACGCTGGATGCGACTTTGTTTCTCTTCGTTCTGTAACTCGGCGAGCAACTGTGCCCGTTCCTCCTTGCTTAAATTCTTGATGTTTACAGTTGTTTCCATATTCTTTTGTAATTAAAAATTAATTTTCTATTGAATTGTTTACGGATAGCATAACAACGGTTCCCCTCGCCTCGGAGGAGCCGGGGAAGGCTTCCTTTTTCCGCTTTATTGCTCGCAATTTCACAGCAAGGGCTTCGAGTTCATCTATACTGATGTGGCGGAAGGCTTTGCCGGCGATGCGTGCATCTTCGCAGAAAGCATTCACGCGATTCCAGTCTGTAGTGTCAATACCAAGCTGTTGCATTAGCTTTAGACACACGCTACGCTTGCGTCGCAGTTCTCTGCGAATGTCTGACATACGCTCGTCATAGCCTGCTACCTGCTCCATATCGCGACACATCTTGTTATATTCCTGCTGTGTAGTCTCGCGCAGGTGTGTTGTTCTGCCGTTCGTATATTGCTCCACAAGCGTTTCCTTATCAGCGCCGGGCATTTTCTTGAGCAGGGTGTAAAAGCGTGCGTAGTTTCTCTCGTTTGCCATAGCTGTTTTATTTTTGCATGTAATACACTTGTAAAGGTTTGCCGTTGCGCTTAACAATGAGACGTGTCTCTCCGTCTTCGGTCAGCAGGTCGGCCGTTACGTCGCTCCTCACGTTGATGTCGCGGCGCGTGTAAAGGCTGTGAATGAAGGCATCGATGAAATCGAGCAAATCCATCCACTCCTCGGGCGTGTTGTCAATGCCACGCATGGCGTAGTGCTGACTGACTTCAAACTGCAACCGCAACAGCCATTCCGGTTTGTCGTTCGGTATCATCGAATAGTGTCTTAATTGTCCCATTTTTGTTTTACTTTTTATGCTTTGTCCAATTATCATTTAAGTAGGCCGGGGTTGTCATGAATGTTTCCAACAATCTCCATCCTTTCATTGTCAGGAACTCCGTCCATCACAGTTGGATACAAGCGGTGTCCATTCCAGTTGAAGCACCAGCCGCTTATGCGGATAGGATTGCCATCATGTTGAAAACCATTCAAGGGTTTAAGTGTACGGTCTTCATTCGCCCACTCTACTACAAAATGACGGGTGAAACCGTCTGGTATTGTTAGACGCAGAATATCCCCCTCGAAGATTTCTTTTCCGTTGCAGTCTTTTAAGCCCGTGTACTGACATAGATGCACGACCTCCACGCAATCACCTTTGGCGTTTAACATAAGATGTTCAGCTGTATGTGTCTTGTATGCCCCAATGCCTACCATCCATATTCCGCCCTTTCCTGTGGGCTGACCTCTGAATAAAATTTCTCTGTTCATGTTACCTCCTTGTGTTTATAGACTGAACTTTGTGATTTTGATAACCATATTTGCCAACCTTCGTGGTGTATTGATATTGTGTCACTCCATTTGCATTAGTGAAATAGATATATTTACCATCATAAAACCGATATACCTTTACCCCAGCACACTCAAACAAGAACTTGACATTGTAGTCTTTCAACCTTTGCTCGTACTCTTGTTTTCGTATCTGCTCCTTTGTCAACTTGGGCTTAGGAGGCTCTGGTTTTTTCCTAATCTCGTAACCACAAGAAGAGACCACAAACGCTAACACTGATAATAAAATTAGTTTCTTCATATTACTTTTCTGCTTTCCACTCAATCGTTACCACTGCATCAAGTTTGCCACTTCCTTTGCAAATACAGCATTCTTGCTTATACCGTTCCCGATATACGTTCTCCTGCCAAAAATAGCCGTTACCTTGACAATAGCTACACGCGTGCCCGCGACTTTCTAACACCTCTGTAATCCGCCCGCCGGGACTTATCAGTCTTGGGGCAATTTCTATTGTTCGTTTTTCCTTGCTCATATCCAATCTACTATTTTATTTTCAAACATTGTAATCTGTTTTATTTTCTTATCTATTGCTTTAGCGAAGAAAAACTCTGCCAAGGCACCTGGGCTTTCGTGCCAGTCAGGAAGCAGACAGATGATATCACACCGTTTCAGTTGCATAATGTCAAGAAGAAGTATCTCTTCATAGAAGTTCGTGCCACATGCCTTTGCGTAGTTCTCTGCCATGATGCCAAGCCCGCTTTGAGTCGGATTAAACACTTTATATCCTTTTGCTTTCAACCACGCTTCTGCCTCTGCAAATTTCTTGCGAGTTGTATCGCTAAGAATATCTTCACCTATCTTTCCTGCGATATATACTTTCTTTATTCGTTTTTCCTTGCTCATCTTAATATTAATATCTAAAATTTGTAAAATGAATGATTGCCAACGGATTTGATAAATCATAGTTCCTGAACCACGCTTTCCAATCTTTGAAAGAAAGACCGTCATTTTTTGCAAACATGTATCTATCCATTGATTTGAATTCGTTACCTGACCCATATTCAATAACAGGTAGCATGATATTATTGTCGATAAATATTAGTTTCTGAATACCGACACCCTCATTTGCAGTCAGCTGTGCAATTTCAACCTGCTTGCTCTTATATGGTTCGCCCACCCATTGCCGGATAGACAATACACCTTTACCTGCTTGTATTTCTGCAATACGCTGTTCCCATAGAGGATAATTTGCACGAATAGTATGCAGTTTGCTTATACCGAGCTTCTCCTTAAAAAAGGTTTGTTCTCCGGCATGGAGATGTCCCTTTGGAAAGGTTTTTGATAACATTAAAATATAAGTATTCATTTGTCTATTGTATTACTAATTGCACATTGAAATGAAACTCACGGCAGAGCCGCCTTATCTGTATTAGCTTGAACGGATCGCCACCTACGCCGAAGAAGATAACGCGTTCGCGGGTGTTGGCCTGTACGCCCTTTTTTCGTAACCTATAGAGTAGGTTGTCTCGCTTGTTTGCCATACTATTTTTCTTTTTGCTCTTCTCCCCAATATACCTTTGCACGCTCTTCCCAAATG